GAAGCAGGTCTCCCGGCAGAAACGGTGAACGCGATGGTTGACCCTGTGGCAATCCAATTGATCCACAAGGCCATGGCTTTCGATAAGGCCAAGACCATTACCACCAAGAAGAAAGTAGTGACCCCGAAGAAGGTCCTGAAGACCACCAAGACGACCACGGGACGCGATGTCCAGGTCGATAGGTCCAAGGCCCAGATGGAACGCCTGAGGAAATCGGGCACCACGGATGACGCTTCGGAAGTCTTCTTGTCCCGTTGGGCGCAGGACTAATCCCTCTCTCCATTTTAGGAAACACAAATCATGTCTAGCACTGCATTCAAGACGTACGACCAAGTTGGTAAGAAAGAAGACATCAGCGATGTCATCAGCAACATCAGCCCGACGCTGACCCCGTTCACCACGCTTGTCAAGGGCGACAAGGTGAGCAACACGCTGTACCAGTGGCAAGAAGACTCGCTCGCGGCTGTGGGCGCAAACGCTGTGCTCGAAGGCGCCGATGCTGTTGATAGCACGCTGGCACCTACCGTGATGCGTTCGAACTACACGCAGATCCTCCAGAAGACGGTGAAGGTGTCGAACACGGCTGATACCGTGAGCACCTACGGTCGTGCCAAGGAACTCGCATACCAACTCGGCAAGAAGTCGGCTGAAGTGAAGCGCGAACTCGAGTATCACTTCGTGGGCATCTCGCAGAACGCTGCAGTCGGCGCAGAAGCCACGGCTCGCAAGTTCGGTAACGTGTGGGGTGCTGATGCAGGCGCCAACAAGCTGATTAATGCGGCAACCACGGTTGACCACACGGCTGTTCCGGCTGCTCTCGTGGAAGGTGACGTTCTGTCGGCTAACCAAAAGCTGTACGAGAACGGTGGCGAAGCCAAGTTCCTGATGATCAAACCGGCTGACTCGCTTCTCGTGGCTGGCTTCTCGGCTGCTGCTGGCCGTATGCGTGACTTCGGCGCTGAGAAGGCCATCGTCAACGTGGTGGACCTGTACGTGTCGCCGTTCGGTGAGCAGAAGGTTGTCATCAACCGCTTCATGAAAGCTGACTCGGCTCTCCTGTTCGATCCGTCGAACTGGAAGATCAGCACGCTCCGTGCATGGTTCCGTAACCCGCTGGCTATCACTGGTGACGGCCACCGTGAGCAGATCGTTGGTGAGTTCGGCCTGAAGCATGTGAACTATGGTGCCTCGGGTGCCATCATCGGCCTCACGGGCACGAACCCGATGGTCTAAGCATCACATGGCCGTGGTAGTTCACAGGGCCTAGTTACACCTTGGGACTCCTTCGGGAGTTCCTCCAAATTCCTTTACGGCCCGCGCTGCTCCACTCTCGGCAGTTGCGGGCCTTTTTACGTCTATGACATACCAATACAACGACATCAGCCGCTCCCTCACTGAGAACAGTGATGGTCACATTATTGAGCGGGTCCAACAGATCCCCACGGAATTTCTAGACCGTCTCAAAGCAGAGCGCGATGACTCGTCCTCGGTACGAGAAGGCGAAATGATGCGCGTGGCGTCTATCCCTGTGGTCCTCATTGAACGCTGGTTAGCCGAGGGTTTCGACTTTTATAACGAGTCGGCCAAGGCAATCGTGGCGAAACTTAAGAACGACGGGATGGAGTACTTCCTCACTACAGCAAAGAGCGTCTAATGAACCGCCAACAAATCCGCAACAAGGTTAAGGGGCTTCTCAATCGTAACGACTGTACGGACGAGTTGGCTAATGATTTCATAAACATGGCACAGACTCGGATAGAGCGCACCCTGCGAACTCCCGGTCAAGAGAAGATCAGTGTCTCCACTGGTAATGCTCTTACGGTATCCGATGAGATCCTGATTCCCCAAGATTTCCTCTCGATGAAGCACATGTACTCGGGAGACGTGTTGATGTCCAATAAGGACCTCTCGCATTTCCTGAGGCTCCCCAAGGAGTTCGGTCAGCCCCGGTATTACACCAGAGTCGCTGGCTCCTTCCTCGTCAAACCTGCAGTTCCCTTGGATGTCCCTGTCTACCTCATCTACTACGGCGCACAGCCTGAGCTAGTCGCAGACACCGACACCAACCTATTCACTACGGTCCTCGCTGACCTTCTGATCTATTGCGCCCTCGCATTTGCCGCCGATTACTTCGTTGACGACCGCGTAACGGGCTTTGAATCCAAGTACGAAACCCTCTACGCAGAAGTCGAAGAGCAGGGGCGTCTCACGGATACCGATCAGAGCACGCAAGCGATTGAACCTGCCTACTCCGGGGACTATTAATGACCACGAGTTTCTTTAACGGGGAATCGACGTTCCCTGAGAACAACACCACGGATGCACTGATCGATGCACTCGAGGTTCAACTAGCCAAGGTAACTGCGGATTCCCAAGCTGTCCAAGACGCTGCCACTAGTGCCGCTGCTTCGGCAAACAATGCCGCGATCTCTGAGGCCAACGTTGCAGGTCTCTCACAGACCGCTAACGATTCCTTGGCCCTCGCTAATGAGGCCATCGATCTGGCGAATGCTGCGTCTGCTCTCGCGAACACTGCTGCCACCACTGCTGCCAATGCGGCCTCTAGTGCTGCAGGATCCTCGGCTACTGCTACGACTGCCGCCGCTGATGCTGCCGCTTCTGCAACCGCTGCCGATGCGTCTGAGGCTGCTGCACTGGCCTCGAAGAATGCTGCTGCAACGTCCCAGTCTGATGCTCTTGCGTCGAAGAATGCGGCTGCTGCTTCGGCAACTTCAGCGTCCGGTTCGGCAACCACGGCAACCACTCAGGCCGGTATTGCTACGACTCAGGCAGGCACGGCAACTACCCAGGCAACCGCAGCGTCCGGATCGGCATCCTCGGCATCCTCGAGTGCCTCTGCAGCATCTACCTCGGCAACCGCAAGTGCCTCTAGCGCAACCGCTGCTGCTGCTTCGGCAAACCTAGCTGCGAACTCGACCATCTTCCTCTCTGGACGTAATCGGATCATCAACGGGTGCTTCAGGGTTGCCCAGAGGCCCTCAGCGAACATCTCGACATCGGCTTACGCTGGTCCTGATCGGTGGTTTGCTAATGCGTCGAACGTAGGCTCATTCAACCAGTCGTTAAGCAATCTCACGATACCTGATGGTTCTAGGCCTTGTGGTATTCAGTCAGTAATCACCGCAGCTATCGCGGGAGCCTTCAGCGGCACAAACCTCTGGAACGGTTTCGACCAGCGTATCGAAGGCTTCAACTGCTTCGACATGCTCGGGAAACCTGCTGTGCTGTCCTTCTGGTTCTTCTCCAACAACGTGAGCGGCCTGTTCAACGTTTCCATTGTGGACAAGACCTCATCACGGTCATTTGTGGCTCAGTTCAGCGCAACTGCGGGAGTAGTCGTCAAGGTCGTCATCCCGATCCCCGCGCTGCCTAGCAACCTGACCACTACTTTCGACAGTGCCATTGGCTTGGTTGTTCGCATTGGGACCATCAACTACGGAACCTTCCAGTCAACCTCAGGGAACCTTAACACGTGGCAAACGGGGCAGTTCATGACCGGTCCCACGGCAGGTACTGCTCACTGGCCTGGAACCATAGGTAACCTGATTGCGGTTACGGAAGTCCAGCTTGAGTCGGGATCCGCAGTGACTCCTTTCGAACGCCGTTTGTATGGTCATGAGCTAGCCATGTGCCAGCGTTACTACGAGACAGGCAGGGCTTATGCGCGGGGTTTCTGTGCTTCGGGAACCGGCTTGGGTACTCACGTCTACTATCGGGCGACTAAGAGGGCAGCGCCTACCGTAACGTTCCCCTTGCCCGGATACATCAATGCCTCTGCGGCCGCTGCCTCAGACCTAAACGGGGACGGGTTTACGTTACTGGCGAGCGTTAATACAGCGGGTGTCGACACGCTTGTTAATACCGACTGGACATCGAGTGCAGAACTATGACAACAACGTACACGGTCAATCCTAATGGGGGGGTCACTCGGGATCTAGATGGCGCCTTCATCCCCCCTGTGCCTCTTAACACCGACTACGCTGAGTATCTAAAGTGGGTTGCAGCAGGGAACACCCCCCAGGTTCCTTTGGTATCCCCTGAGTCCCTCCAAGTCGCTCTCGTTACCCTGGTACAGGGACTCATGGACACCAAGGCTCGGGCGTTTGGCTACGACAACCTCACGACTGCTGTGACGTACGCTGATGAGCCTACGGTGCCCAAGTTCCAAGAGGAAGGCCAAGCATTCCGTGCGTGGCGTTCTCTGGTCTGGGACACAGCCTACAGCATCCTCGCTGATGTCCAAGCAGGACACAGGCCGTTCCCCACGGTTACCGAGGTTCCCTCTCTCCTCCCTGAATTTCCCCTTGAATAACCATGCCAGATATTGACAACCGCGTTACGCACTTGGAATTCCGTGCTGATGCGCAAGCCAGGGAGATCTCAGCATTGCACTCGACACAGGAAGTCTTCAGTGGCTCTCTCGATGCAATCCAGAAAACCCTATTGCAGATCAAGTACGCCCTCTACGGGGCAGGCGGAATGTACCTCCTGAGTACCCTAGGCCTGAAGGAAACCATCCTGCAATTCATCAAGTAACTCTATGACACCTGAAGTCTTCTCAAAGGCAACGGGTGTGCCTCTCTCGCGTGCTCAGAAGTGGGCTGACCCTGTTACCGCAGCGTTGGCTCTCTATGACATTTCAGAACCGCTGGAAGTGGCTCACTGGTTGTCTCAAGTAGGCCACGAATCTGGTGGCTTTGTTTATACCAAAGAACTCTGGGGACCTACGCCTGCACAGGTTCGCTATGAGGGCCGCAAGGACCTCGGGAACACCGTGGCTGGCGATGGTAAGCGCTACATGGGCCGTGGTCTCCTTCAGGTCACTGGCCGTGCCAACTACGTTAAGGCTGCGTCCGCCCTCAACATCGATTGTGTGAACCATCCCGAGCTTCTCGAAGAACCTACGAACGCTGCTCTCAGTGCTTGTGATTACTGGCAGAGAACTTCGGGTCTCCGTGTTGCCGCTCAGAACGATGATGTCCTGACGGTCACCAAACGAATCAATGGCGGCACCAACGGTCTCGAAGATCGTAAGGCACGCCTCAAGGTAGCCAAGGAGGTTCTCTGTGGCCTGGAATGATGTAGTAAAGGTGGTGGCCTCTCTGGCTCCCACAGTAGCCTCCGCAATTGGAGGCCCATTAGCAGGAATGGCCGTAACCGCTCTGGAGAGTGTCTTCGGGATCATCCCGGCTCCCGAGGAAACCGTGGAGCAGCGTCAGGGCACCCTAGCTTCTGCTATCGCTGGTGCGACCCCTGAGCAACTTCAGGCAGTCCGCAAGGCCGATCAGGATTTCCAGGTGAAGATGGCGGAACTCGGCTTCAAGAACCAAGAGGCCATTGCGGCCCTCAGGATCGAAGATGTCCAAGGTGCCCGTGCGCTCCTCACGGCTACGAGGTCTTGGGTACCAGCCGCCCTAACGGTCGTGCTCACGTTTGGCGTGTTTATGATGATCGGGACGTTATTCCTTACTGAGGTTCCCCAAGCGAACCGCGAGGTGTTTTACACACTGCTCGGTGCTGTCTCGACTGCTTGGATCACGTCCACGCATTTCTGGTTTGGCGATACGCTCTCCTCGGGAGAGAAGACGCAGATCATAGCCAAGTCTTCACCAGTGCAAGAATGAAAAGACCCCCTAGGTTTCCTTTACGGATTCCATAGGGGGTCTTTTTCATCACTTTGTAGCAGCCACTACATACTCATACAGCATCTCTATTGGATACCCTTCGCCATAGTTGGCACCCATCCCGGGCGTGGCGTGACCTACGATCTGGTCAGCGGCCTCCATGGGGCACTTCACGCTCCTCAGCAGATCCTTCATAGCATGCCGCAGGCTGTGGACTCCCAACTTGGTTCCCTTCAGGCCCTCTCGGGTCCGTATCCACTTCACCAGTGCTGCCGAGGCTGCAGTAGCGTTACAGGAACCGCTGGTATCACAGTACTGCGGATAGACAGCTACCGGGTCCTCCGAGCGGTCCCTTGCATCACACAGAGACCTCAGTGCCCTATCAGACAGGGGGATCTTCCGGGTACTTCCGGGTGTCTTCAGGGAACGCCAAGGGTGCGGCTTCAGTTGGATATGAGGAATAGGGGATTCCACTATGTCCCCCTTGGCAAGCCCGAGGACTTCTGATAGGCGAGCACCGGTCTCCGCAATGACCAGAAGGATAGACCGAAGGGTGTCTTGTCCATGACGGTCGATAGCGTTCAGTAGGGCCTTCCGTTCAGCGGGCGTGAACACTTCCCGATCTTGAACGTCTTGGCCGAACTTCGGAATCTCTACCTTGGCGAACACGTTCACACAATCCAGTTCGTTTTCCCGGATGCATCGAGCGAAGGAAGCCTTCAGGGGCGCAATGTATCTCTGCACCGTTGTGGTGCTCATATCCTTGTCGAGGAGGAACGTGACGAAGTTGTTCACATCAAATCTACGGAGACTTCGGATGTCAGGGTCACCCCTCAGGAACTCCAGGAGGTACTTGAAGGCCCTCTCGCACCTCTCGGTATCCTCAGGTCTCGCAGCGGTGTACTGATCCCTCACAAGCGTCAGGGAATAGGGGAAGGTGCCCTTCAGGAGTTGTACAGCAGTTGCCTGAGGCTCTGGGAGTTTCCCATTGACCTCTAGGGTTTCCAAGTGGTCATGGAGGGCAAACAGAGGGCCTTCATCAGGAGCTTGATGTACAACTCCATTGGCCTGAAGGAAAGCCTCGGCTTGCTCGAGGAGGGACACCTTCGTGGGCTTACCCATCTTCTCCCACATCCGGTCATGCATCGCAGCGATCTTCTTAATCGCAGCCTCGGCTTTCTTCAGGTCTGAAGTCCGAAGGGATTCAACGATTATCTTCTTCCCGAGAACCGGCTGGAGTTCCAAGGGAACCCTGCGGCGATAATAGAGATTCGGGGAACCGGTCTTCTTCCAGCAATACTGAAGATGAATCCGCATATGCCCAACTTTGAATGTTGACATAGCTGTGGAACCCTTGTGTTTCTATTGTGATAACCGGTATGGTAACCGG